CCGTCGCAGGCTGCGGATGACGAGAACTCGGATACCTGGAAGTCGCGCTACATGGGGCTGCAGGGCCGCTTTACGGGGCAGCAAAAGACCATCGGTGAGATGCAGGAGCAGATGACGCAGCTTGGACAAGAGCTGATGTTCGCCCAGCAGCGCCAGCCGCCGGCGCCGAAGCAGAACTCCCGACAGCCCAAGAACTATCTGACCGAAGAGGACGTCAACAATTACGGGCCGGAATTGCTCGATGTCACGCAACGTGCTGCCTTACAGGCGGTGGCACCGCAGATCCAGGAAGTCGAGGCGCAGAACGCCGCCCTTCGCAAGCAGCTCGCTGTCGAAGCGCGGCGCCGGCTTGATCAGTCGGTCGAGGTGGCGGTGCCGAACTACAAGGAGATCGACCGCAACCCGCGCTGGCATCGCTGGCTGCTCGGCATTGACGTTTTGTCGGGACGTGTTAGACAGCAATTGTTGAACGAAGCTATCTCGTCAGCCTCCGCGCCACGGGTAATCTCGTTCTTCAGAGGCTTCATGAATGATGAAGCAGCCACAGGGCACGAAGAGCCAGCGCCCAGCTCCACGCCACGGCAGACGCCGATGGTCAGGGAGCCGGCGGTACCACTGGCTTCACTAGCGGCTCCTGGCAGGGCACGGCCGGCAACAGGTGGCGACACCTCGATGCCCAGCGATAAGCCAATCTACACACGCGCTCAGATCGCACAGCTGTACCGTCTTCACCAGAAAGGCGCGTATGTCGGACGCGAAGCCGAATGGAATCGGCAGGACGCAGACATCATCGCAGCAGGTCGCGAAGGGCGCATCCGGTAAACCCGGGGGCTGTTCGCTGACACACATGCACGGTAGCCCCCAAGCATAAGGGCTATCACCATGGCCATTGGAACCGCCGGCTTTGCCGTTGCCAATAGCGGCACGGTACCTGCTGTCACACCTGTAGGCTCTACCCCCAACACGTTACAGGCCACCGGGTTCATCCCGGAGATCTGGTCCGCCAAGCTGGTGGAGAAGTTCTATGCGTCGACCGTGCTTGCGGCGATCAGCAACACTGACTACGAGGGCGAGATCCAGAACATGGGCGACCGTGTCAAGATCCGCACCAAGCCCACCATCACCATTAAAGACTATCTGGCTGACGGCCTGCTCGGCCTTGACCGTCCGTCCGGCGGCTCCATCGAGCTGTACATCAACATCGGCAAATACTTCAGCCTGATCCTCGACGACGTCATGGAGATCCAGTCGGACCTCAACGTGCTGTCGATGTGGTCGGATGACGCCGCCCAGCAGCTCAAGATCACCGTGGACCGCGATGTCCTTGGTGGTATCGTCAACGGCGCGCACGCCAAGAACCGCGGCTCGACGGCGGGCCTGATCGGCGGACCGATCAGCCTGGGCGTCAAGGGCACGCCCTTAACGGTGGCGAAGGTGCCGACCGCCGGTCAGGTCGACATCCTCGAGGTATTGCTTCGTATGGGCCAGTGCCTCGACGAACAGAACATCCCGGAGGAAGGCCGCTGGGTGATCATGTCTGCGGCGATGGGTCGTTATCTCAAGCAGTCTGAACTTCGGCAGGCTTACCTGTCCGGGGATCCCGTCTCGATGCTGCGCAACGGCAAGCTGGGCATGGTCGATCGATTCACGATCTACATCTCCAACCTGTTGCCTTCCAACTCGACGGACTCGACCAACTTCGCGTCTGGCGAGCAGCCGGTGTTCGCAGGCCACGCCCACGGGCTGACGTTCGCTTCGCAGATCTCCAAGGTCGAGACCCTGAGAAGCGAGCTGACGTTCGGGCAGATCCTGCGCGGACTCCAGGTCTATGGCTATCAGATCGTCGATCCGACGGCGCTCTGTGAAGCCAGAGTCATTCTGGCTTAACCAATCCTTAAGAAACGAACCTTAAGCTCGCTCCAAACGGAGCGGGCTTAAGTCGATGGCTACATCTGCCAGTTACCACGGCAACTTCGGCGACAAGGACCAGCCCACGCTCAACACCGTGGCTGACTACATGGCTGACGCCAGGGTGCAGCTGCAGGATCTGATTCCCGATTATCGCTACGACGAGACATCCATGCTGACGGCATTGAACGTGGCGCTGCTGGAAGCCCGCCGGATCAAGCCGGAGCTGTTCGTCTACAATTTCGCATTCGGCGGCCAGGTGCAGTCATTCACGGAGGTTGACGAAACCTATGTCGACATCGAGCCGCAATTTCGGCTTGCGATCCTTCACGGCCTCATCGGCCACGCGCTCGAGCGCGATCAGGAGGATGTACAGGATACACGCGCGACAGCGTTTCTGGCGCTGTTTACGCAGGGACTGGTTGGCAAGGCCCTGGGTGCAATTGTCGGCGGTTCGCCGCCTAAAGGTAAAGGTGGGCCATGACCAAGACGAAAGAGTTCGACGCCTACTGGGGCAAATTGATCGGGTCGGCCAAGGTCTATCTGATGGGCGCGTCCAGCCGACAACTGCAGGTCGCGCTGTTCGACGTCCTGAATGATTTCTTCGACGGGTCGAACTGCTGGACCGAAGCCGTTAACTTCACCGTGATTCCAGAGGCGCTCGACTATCCCCTGCGGGTTACCAAGGGGCGGATCGTGCGGCTGGAGGCTGTGCTCGACCAGCACAGTACGCAGCAACAGGCGATCATGCCGGACATCGGCACCGTGCGGTTTCTATATCCGTATACCCAGACCCAGCCGATGACGGCGGTCGTCATCAAGACCATTACCGATCCCTTCGAATGCTATCCGCCCAACATCCCGGACTGGATCCTGCCCAAGCATGGGTTGGTGCTGCTGCACGGCCTGATCGGCAGCATGATGATGCTGCCGGCGCAGAGCTACACCAACCCGGAGATGGCGAAGTTCTATCTGGGCAAGTTCAGCGACGGCATTTCTGGCGCGATGGTGGCGAAGGACAAGGCCAACACCATGGGTGCGCAGACCTGGGCGTTCCCGCAGAGCCATCGGACCTCGAGCCAGCGTGGCGGTATCTCGACCTACAACGTCCATCCGTCGCCGAGGTGATGATGAACAAGTCGGACAGTTGGAGCAAACACAGTGCGTCGTCGGCGTTGGTTCATCTGGCGATCGATAATAACGGCACCTGGATGGATGCCTTCCAGTTCGGCGACCCCGAGGATCTGACCTGGACCCTGACCGGACAAGATTTTGAATGTGACGTGCAGCGTAATCCCTACGATACGCAGCCGTTGCTGTCCTGCTCGACCGGCAACGGCCGGATCCTGGTCGACGACGTGATCCAGCGGGTGATCCATTTCAACGTCACCGCGGCCGACATTCAGTCGCATCTGCAGCCCGGCACGTATGTCTACGATCTCGTCATGGTCGATACGGCGTCTCGCCGGGTGCCGCTCATGCATGGCCAGCTCGTCGTAGCCCAAGGTGTCACCTATCCACCGTAGGGGACATCGATGGTCGTCAGGCAAAATGAGCCAGCTTTCGTCGCCGCCCAACCGGTGGTGGTTGTCGGTGGGCACACCGGTCCGTCCGGCGGACCGACAGGCACCACGGGGCCGACCGGGCCGACCGGGGCGTTCGTAACCGGTCCAACCGGCGCCGGCGCGTTCACGGGTCCAACCGGTTACACCGGTCATACCGGCGCTGGCGCGTTCACGGGTCCAACCGGTTTCACCGGCATGACCGGGCCGCCCGGTGCGGGTGCGCAGGGACCAAGCGGACCGACCGGGGTCACCGGCAATACCGGACCGACCGGGCCTTCCGGCATGGGGCCGACCGGGCCGCAGGGGCCGGAAGGCTATGCCTCCACCACAGGGGCGACCGGGCCAACCGGCCGGGTAGGCCAGACCGGGCCGACCGGACCCGAAGGCTTCGCCACCAACACCGGGGCGACCGGACCGCGGGGCATGACCGGCCCGCTGGGTACCGGGCCGACCGGTAACACCGGCGCGACCGGGGTCACCGGCAACACCGGGCCGACGGGGTTCACCGGACCGCTGGGCACTGGGCCTACGGGTGCCACCGGGGTGACGGGCAACACCGGACCGTCTGGGCCGACTGGGCACACGGGAAACACCGGGCCGCAGGGCTTCCAGGGTTTCACCGGGCGCACCGGTCCGACCGGCGACACCGGGCATACGGGGGCGTCGGGCACGCCGGGGATCGCCACCAACACCGGAGCTACTGGGCCGACCGGGTTCGCGGGTCAGGCCGGCGTGACCGGGATGACGGGGCCGACCGGTTTGGTGGGTCCACCCGGTACAGCATCCAGTACTGGCGCTACGGGGGCGACGGGATCTGCGGGGCCGACGGGGGCTGGTAGCACCGGGCCGACGGGGACCGCAGGCGGTGCAGGTAGTGTCGGCGCAACCGGGCCGACGGGAGCCGGTAGTACCGGACCGACCGGCGCTGGTGGCGGCGGGGGTGGTGGCGGCGGTGGGGCGACCATCAGCGATACGCCGCCGACCGGGCCGACCGGCGGACAGTTTTGGTGGGAGTCGGATACCGGGCAATTATTCCTCTACTACCCGGACGGCACGTCTTCACAGTGGGTAAGCGCGTGGCTGGGCGGCATGACCGGGCCAACCGGTGGTGGCGGCGCAACGGGTGTAACTGGTCCGACGGGGCTAGCTGGATCCGCCGGGTCCGCCGGATCGGCTGGTGCAACAGGCCCAACCGGAGCGGCTTCGACTGTAACTGGTCCAACGGGCGCTGCGGGTGGCGGCGGCGGTGGCGGTGGGGCTACGACGTATATAGGCGACACCTCGCCGTCTGGTCCGACTGCTGGGCAGTTTTGGTGGGAATCCGATACGGGTCAATTATTCGTCTACTACAACGATGGATCCTCGTCGCAGTGGGTGAGCGCGTGGTTGGGCGGCATGACTGGGCCGACCGGGATGACCGGACCGGTTGGTGTTATCGCGCAGAATTCGCAGAGTGTGGCGTACACGCTGGTTCTAGCTGACGCTAATAGCACCATTCTTCATCCCAGTGCCGACACCACGGCGCGGGTCTGGACCATCCCAGCCAACTCCAGTGTGGCGTATCCGGTTGGCACGATGGTGACGTTTGTAAATCAGAACGCCGCTGGCGTGCTTACTCTTTCAATCACGACCGATACCATGCGTCTGGCCGGTGCTGGCACTACAGGTAGTCGTACCTTGGCGGCCAACGGCATCGCTACCGCATACAAGCTGACCACGACTGAATGGATAATCTCTGGAACGGGGTTAACCTGATGGCGCTGCACCAGCAAATGTTGTTCGCGACGGCGGTGCCGATTGTTGGCGGCGGTGGCGGGTGGACGCCTGCAAGCCTTACAGGATTGATCGGTTGGTGGGACGCCAGTGTTACCGCAAGCATGACGCTTTCCGGGTCCAACATCACGGCGATGGCGGATCAAAGCGGTGCTGGAAATACTTTCACTACGTTCAACGCATCACCAACTTACAATGCGACCGGGTTGAACTCAAAAGCTACAGTATCGTTTAGCGGTACTCAGGGGCTTGCAAAAAGCAGCTTTGCGTTTGGGACCGGTAATACGCTTACGCTTTTTGCTGTTATTATATTGAACAGTAGTACGGGAGCTTATGGTCGTATTTTTTCGTATGCTAGTGGTGGGGCTGATACCGTTGCTACTTCTTTTCTTTTAAGCCGTGACAACACTACCAACGCCATTGTTTTTTATCGAAATACCAACCAGGCGTCTCGGGCTGTCACGACAGGTGTTCCTGTGCGTGTTATTGCCACGATTAGTTCGAGTGGTGTCGAAACGATTTATATTGACGGTGTAGCTACGACCGGAGCGACTTACAACACGGCGTTTGGTTCGTCGGGTACTTTGGCGGTTGGTCTGGCGGCGCATGACCAGACGTCAGGGTGGATTGGACAGATGTCTGAGGTGGGGGTTGCCACCGGCTATAGCGATGCAACAACGGTCGCGTTGCTCGACGGATATCTTGTAGATAAATGGGCTTTACCTCCTCCTGGTGTTACAGGGCTGATCGGTTGGTGGGATGCAAAAGCAACGTCAAGTCTGACGCTTTCCGGGTCTAACATCACGGCGGTTGCTGATCGGAGTGGTGCTGGTAACAACCTGACGACGGTCACCGGCAGCCCGACTTACAGTGCTACTGGATTTAACACCACGAAACCGGCGATTGTCTTCACGTCGGCCAACCATTACGGGCTTGAAAAGACCGGCTTTGCGATTGGTACCGGCAATACGCTGACGGTCTGGTATGTCGGCACGTTCAGCGACGGTAGCACCAACGTGGCGCGTATGATCTCTTACGCCGCGAACCCGGCGGGGGGCAGTTACGACTGGAATAACGCCGGGTCGTTCATCGTTGGTCTGCCTGGCAGCTTGACTACGCAGATACAGTTTTTCCGCAATAGCACTGGCGTTGCCTATACCGGTACGGCAGGCAATCATCGGGTCATCTGTACGGTCAATGCTGGTGCCATTGTCGTCTATGTCGACGGGGTGTCGGTCGCGACGGGCACGATTACTGGTAACTGGGCTTCTGGCGGCACTCTTCGGCTTGGTATGGAAGCATCCGGCAATTCAAGCTGGTGGGGAGGCCCACTTGCTGAAGCTGGTATCGCTACCGGCTTCAGCGATGCAACAGCGGTAGGGCGGTTAGACACCTACCTTAAAAACAAATGGGGGCTATAGATGGCCGCCTTCGATTTTCCCTCCAGCCCGACGGTTGGTCAGGTCTACCAGTACTACACTTGGGATGGCGAGAAGTGGTACTCGACGTTGGGTGGGATTGCCGGGCCAAAGCCTGAAACGGTAGCATTTCTGGCGCGTACATCCGGGTTGGATGCAACACACCGCAATGCTTACACCGGGCTGATCGATGGGTTGGTGACGGATGGGGTGTGGTCCAAGTTGGATGTATTGCACATCTATGCCGCGCAGGATTCCACGAATGCGTTGCTCAATCTGGTTTCGTCCAGTTTCCCCGGTGTCCTCAATGGTTCGCCGACATTTACAGCTGATCGTGGTTTTACCGGGGTCGATGCTTCGACAACGGTCTACATCAATACCCAGTTCAATCCGACGACGGCGTCATCCCCCAAGTTCGTTCAAAACTCGGCGCACGTTTCCGCGTGGTGCATGACCAACGCCACTGGCATTTTAATGGGGGTCTCGTCGAACAGCGGCAACAACACTTTATCGCATGTCAGTGGGCGTAGCGGCGGTGGCGACAACAAGACCTATCTTCGTGCGAACTGCAATGCGGGCACGTCGGGTGTTGCTACCAGCAGCTCGATCGGACACTTTATCGCCAACCGTTCTACCAGCACGCAAGTTACTGGCTACAAGGACGGCGGATTTTTCAATCAGGATGCCGGCTCTGGATCAAGTGCGCCGATTAACGTCCCATTTCCTGTTCTGGCGTGTAGGGATACTGTTCTTGGTATTTTCGGTGCAACCGCTTCGCAGGTCGCGGCGATCAGCATCGGTTCGTCGCTGAACGCAACCGAAGCCTTCAATCTTTTCATTCGTATTCGCTCCTACATGACCGCTCTTGGACTTGTGTCAGCGGAAGTATCGGCATTTCTGGCGCGTGCATCCGGTCTGGATGCGACACATATTGCCGCCTACACCGCACTGATTGACGGACTGGTGACGGATGGCATCTGGTCTCAGATCGAGATCCTGAACATCTTCGCCACCAACAGCAGTGCGAATGCGCTGCTCAATCTGAAGGGCACGGCTTGGAATGGGGGTACTAGCACACTAATCGGTGCGCCGACGTTTACGGCTGATCGCGGCTTTACTGGTGTGGAGGGTAGCACTTCGATTGGTGTTGATACTCAGTTCAACATGACTGCTGGCATATGGAGTTCGAATTCAGCGCATCAGGCGGCATGGATTGTGACCAACGGCCAGAGCGACAGGGGGTGTATGGGCTGGTATTACTATATTTCAGGCAACGTCAGCATTCTGGTGCCGCGAGATACCAGCGATCGGGCGCATATCAAGATCAACGACAATGGCAGCGGCACAACGGTAGCCAGCACCGACAGCCGTGGCTTCTGGCATCAAAATCGTGATGGGGCAGCTACATCGCAACTGTATAAAAATGGTGTCAACATCCTCAACAACACAACGACATCGATTGGGCTTAATGCGTTAAACCATAACGCTTCCGGCTATAATGATCTTTTCAATATACAGGGCTACGGCCAGCAGATGGCGATGATCAGCATCGGCGCGTCGTTGACTTCGGCTCAGGCTGCCAAATTCTACACCCGCGTCCGCGCGTACATGACCGCCGTGGGGGTGCCGTAGCATGGCTTACAACTTCCCCAACAGCCCTGCGGTCAACGACATCTTCGGCGT